CATCAGCAGGGAAAACATCCATGCCATCACTGAACTGAGTACCAGAAAGATATGTAACAATCAGTGTTGGTGGATCGCCTGCCGCAGCATCTGTACCTGTTGCTTCTGCTGTCTTAATTACTTTCGCAATAATTTGACCGGTTGAATCCTGAATAATTTTATTGGTGAAATCACCAGCAACAATGTCAGCACTATTATATTGTGCATTTAGTTTTAAGTAATAACAATTTTGATTGACAGTAACTTTACCACCAGTAACTGGTGTGTTCTGTGAAAAAATGTTGTCTGCAAATTTGGAAATCTGGCTTTGCAGAATTGTTTGAGACTGTGTTAGTTCTCTTGCCTGTACTGCAACGCCTGGTTTAAAAAGAATACGATGAAAATTCTTTGATGGGTCGAAATCATCGTAATATGGATCAACGTTAAAATTCAGAGCCATTTTTTTCCTTTAGTAACCTAATACGAATCTATATTGTTCTATGCCGTCAGCACTTCTTTGAATACTTTCTCTATTTTCTATATATGCTAAGTATCCAGAGAATAAAACAAAGTTTGGATAACTGATGGTTAGTACAGTTCTTGCTGTTGATGATGTGTTTCCGTAAACGGAACTATTAATTATTGGTGTGCCTGTTATATTTATGAGTCTAAGTACATTGCTTGCAACATCGAAACTTAAAACTTTTGCAGTAAATGTTGCTGCAGTCAAAGAAGAACCTTGATAAACAATTTCATCCTTTTGGAAAGTACCAAAACCTGGAGCAACAACCAAATCGGTCGTTGTTCTATAGATTGAACCGGTTGCAGGATTTGGAGTTGTTTGTTTAGAAGTTGGATTTACCACCAAACCTAATTGGTGAAAGTCAATATCTGTTGGTATTTCACCGCCTTCAGAACCATTAAATTCAATAGTATACATAACGTGCGAACAACCAAGTTCAGAAATTGGATCAAAACCGTGGCCACCGACAGGTGATGTATTTGCATATGCAACAACACCACTACCTAAGGCTGATGTGATAGTTACGTTTGCATACGTATAATTTGCACCAGGATTTGTAACGATAATATCTATAATAGATCCGTTTGATGTGTTGGCCGTTGCAACTACACCATTGCCATCACCAGTTACAGTTACAGTAATCGTTGCATTGGGTGCATCGTAACCAGAACCACCATTGTAAACATTTATAACTTCAACTCCACCAATACCTTCTGGAGCTGTTAATGCATTCAATGAAGTTGTGGTGACACCAACAGGCATCCACTTTGTATCCATGAATTTAACTTTTAAACCGGTGTCAATCGAATAGATAAATTTCCATTTGTAACCATCCGAACCGACATAAATGTTATTTGTTCCGTATGTGCCGGGTGTGAACATTGGTTCATCTGTTGCTGGAACACCGTTGCCGTTCCACAAACACTTAAAGACTTGATCGTATCTATTCTTAACATAGAAATTGTAAACTAAATTTCCATTTACATCTTGTTCCAACATATTAATGTCGTCACGATAGTAATCAAAAATTGTTCCTGATTCCCAATTTATTCGTTGAATGACTGGAGAAATATCTGATGTGTTTACTTTTTTAACTGCAAAGATATTTTTGAAGATTTCTTTTCTACTCTTCTGATCTAATCCTGGAACAGGTGGTGTATTTGCTACTGGCCACGGATCAACTCTGGAAAGAAAACAGTAGTTTGTTTCAACAGGCAAATTGTTTTTTGCTGCGATTACGGCAACAGGCGCATAATAACTCTGTTGCACTTGTAAGAGCTTAGCTTCAGGTGTGATTACGATTTTATTTGTCATAGTGAGTTATTTATTAACCGTGTTGGATTGCTACAAATGTATTTGCATTATCACCATCAATACTGAAATATTTCAGATAAGCTGAACTTGTTGGAGGCATTGTAAATGTGGTGGAATTTTCACTAGAATTGGTTGCTGTGCATCCGTGTGTAATTGTTCTTGTAAGTCCTGATGTATTCGTTATCCAAACCTCAACAACTTTACTATATACATAATTTGAAAGTGTTATTGTACAATCTGCGGCCACACTTGCTTTAATCAATGATGTTGTCGAAAAATCAATTGTAAAGGCCGTTTGTGAACCAGGGAGAACCGTTGGTACGTAAATGAATCCTTTTTGTGGTTCAACAACACCCGTGAAAGTTACAGAATCACCATTGAATGATGCAATTCTTTGTAGTGTATTAGATCCTACTGGGCAATTCCAGAATTGAATCTGTGATCCTCTATTCGTAGACGAATAGTTTTCTGTTGCAACGATATCAATACGTGCAACACCAAACTGTGTGAAGCCTGCACCTGCACCACCATGGCCGTTACCCGAAACTCTCATCAACACATCACCATTTGCTGCGGCTAATGGTGCATCGACTGTACCTCTTGCTGTTCTACCAGCAACAACGGCATATGCATTACCAGTCACACTATAAGAATCAAATACGATTCGTGAAGCAACGTTTTGTTTGCCAGAAATATGCAACATGTAACCATCATTTGACGGTGTGGCCGTATTTGCAGTTGCTTTGATTGTTATTGCAGATTCTGTTGCTGAAAAGTTACTATTAGCGAGAACCATGGTTCCATTGACAGACATATTTCCAGCAGAAGATAATGAACCATTCAATAAGTTTAAATTGCCTGTTATTGATAGATTACCAGCAAATGTTCCTGATGTATTGGCCAGTGCAGCATTTGCTTTTGCGAATGCACCGTTAGCATAGAGAGCTGCTGAGTTTGCTACATGTGTAGGTGTATTTGCTACCAAGAATGCAGCATTTGATTGTAAGAATGCGCCGTTGGCATATAGTGCAGCAGAGTTTGCAATAGCGTGTGGTGTATTTGCCACCAAGAATGCTGCATTGGCATAAGTTCCTGTTGTGTTCTGTGAACCGTACGCTGCATTGGCTCTTAAGAACGCAGCATTTGCATATGATGCGGCCGCAGCGAAAGAGGTGTTTTGTGTGGTACTGTCAGCAAATACAATTGTATTACCAATGGGCAAAGGATCATTTGCATACAGATTATCAACTAAATTTTTGGCTGTATACTTTCCTGTTACGCCAGTTGGCAAATCCACACCAACAAATATTGTATTTGCAGTGTTTGTTGCCAGCGTTTTTGATGCTAAGTCTGTAATTTTTACTGTTGACATTTTTTATCCTAATAGAAGTGTTCTACCATCTTCAGTTGTTATTGAAAGTCCATCTTCTGTTGTAAGTTCTGGTATATAAACTTGCCCAACTGCACCATAAATGAATATCTGTCTTGAGTTCAGTGCAGTGTTTGCAATAAATGTTCTGTTAACTGCCATGTATGAGTTACCAACATTCGAAGTCAAATTGGCCGTCAGATAAATTCGATCATTTTCAAAGTCAACACTCTGTACAACCTTACTTGTATTGTTGTCCACCAGTATTCTATCACCTGCATAAACAATATCTTTGATTGGATACTCTGTGTTACTGTACTGACCATTGTTCATAATATTATAAGCACTGGTCAATGATCTAATATTTATGACGTTCGAACCAGAATTGCCAGATACGAATGCAACATTCGCATATGTCAACCAAACATTACTTTCGAGTGTTACTGTATTCGCAGCACCATTAACGGAAATAACTTTTGATGTTACATATGGACCATTTGTTGGTTTCAGAACAAGTGTATCTGTGTTTGCAAATATAATGTTTGCAATGTTTGCACCAGCCAGATCATCAAAATAAACTATGTTGTTACTGCCATTTGTAAAACTGGTATAAATGTGTGCATGTGTACCAGTATAACCCGTAAAGTGGTCTAATGGATAACCTTGGAATACAGCACTGTAAGTGTCGAGTTGAAAGTCTGTATTCGATCTTAATACATAACGACCCAAGAAATTCATTCCTGTTGGATGTAACAGGTTCAGTAATATCTCTCTATACTTTTCAATTTCTTTTTCGACACTGATTATGTAAGTGAAGTTGTTATATATTTTACTTTGCAGTACGTCTGATGAACTTGGTTTACCTCTTGAGTTCAGGTATTGACCTTGACTGACAACAAGTCCGTTCAGGAATAATGCATTGGCTCTTGCATTACCGTCACCATATCTTCTGACGCCGCTAGAATTGTAGTTCGAATCTAGTGCTGCGCCAACCATTTGTAAGTTAACATTGTTTTCTGTTCTTAGTGGTAATGCAGTATTTGGTGTTGAGTTGTAATTATAGACACGCAAGTTGTATATCGTTTGTGCTGGGTCAGCATTGAATTGATATACAGAAAGAGATTCTATGTATGCCAAATATGTTGAACTGTTGGCATTAGGCCCTTGGAAAATAACATCTCCACCATTTATTAGTGCTGGCGCAACGTTGGAAACCAAAATGTCTTCAACTTTTAAAGAAACGCCAGGTGCAGAAACATAATCTTCACCTGGATTACTAATGTTAATTGTTGTTACTGCACCTGTTCTGTCTGTTACAACAGAGAATGTTGCACCTCTACCAAGTACACCAGGAACAAACAAACTTGCATTTGCAGCTTGTGCATTGGCTGATTGAACAGTTACTGTTGGTATAGATAATTCCGAATAACCAAGACCACCAAGTGGATAATCTCTTACAGTACCATAAACGTATTCAACATCTGTAATAGAACCTGTGTTAGAAACAGCCACCACATTTGCTCGAGCACCAACACCGGTTCCACCAGAAAAAACAATTCGATCATTTGCTTGATAACCATGCCCACCATTTAAAATTTGAATTGGTGAGAGTATACCCAAATTACCAAGATCAATTGAATTACCTAATTCGTTTTGATATACCGATGTTGCTTGTACTGTTGGAATAGCTCTGATTCCGCCACCACCATTTGTAACAAGAACGGATGATATTGGATATGTTGCAAATTGAGTGAAACTAAATGCATCAGACAATCTGGTATTTGCATTTGCTGAAGCTACATTTGTGAAACCATAATTGGTGTTACCAATCGTGACAAATCTTTTTGGATTGATGGCTTCTATAGATAATAAAGTAACGTTTGCAGTTTTTGTTGGATTTGGGTCTACGGAACCAACCGCAGCAGAAGCTCCGGGTGCATTTGTGATAGAAATAATTGTATTTGGATCAGTTCTAAAACCATAAGCTCCATCAACAACGTTGATACGTTGAATAGATCCTGATGTTGTTGCTCCAACTGTTGCAGATGCACCAACTCCATTGGCAGAGTTCAGACCACCATAAATTACTACAGGATCACCAGTTTGATACAATAAACCTCTTCTATTTGGGTCAATTCTTATCTGACTGATTTGACCGACAATTTTTGCTCTGAGTGGTTGACCACTAAACAAAACGTCTTGGTTGTTTGTATCAACTACTCTAACAAATTCACCCGACTGAAACAATCTTGTAATGTCGGAAACAAACACTTCAACTCTATTACCTGTCGATGTTGCATTTTCAATTGTTGCAATCGACTTTGTTGTTTCACCAAACAGTCTATAGTTATTAACATTTAAGAAATTTTTATTGCCTGTTGCCAACTTCAAACTTCTTGCAACATACCAAGTACCATCAGAAGCTTTTAGAACCGCGTCTTTTGTATAGAAAATATCGAAATCGGAATCGTATAAAATTCTGAATAAGAATTGATAAGATGCTGGTGTACCTTTTGTGTAGTACAGTTGGCGAGCATACTTTACAGCGGTGCGTTTGTCAATTAAAACTTCTTGTGGAAAATACTGAAGGAACTCATTTGTAAAATATTCTATAAATTCTTCTGATGTTCTATCAATATCTTTATAGTTGAGAATGTTTTTACTTCTCTCTGTGACATTACCATTCTCTTCCATCCACTCATAGTAGGCCTGCAAGAACGTAACGAACTTGTCATAGTCCGGATTTTCCCTCACAAAAGAGGGAAGTTGAGAAGGTATTAGTAAAGAAGTTTTCTGAAAATCAGGAATCATTTTACTTAGATGTTACGTTGACAATAATCGAATTCGGATCAAATGGATCTACTGTGATGATCCTGTTATAAGTTGATGAGATAATCGATGTTGTTGGGTTTGCAGAAACTGTCAGTTGACCAAGGTCATTCTGTACACCATAAGGATTGAAGTTTTCAAGTGTGATAACACCTAAGTTATAATCGACTGTGCCAACAGAAC